GGTGCATGTCTTTCTTTTCTTCAGAAGAATCCTGCATGTCATACCACACACGGCGCAACGGCCTTCCTACATTGGACATACGTATAGTCTTTGACTGTAGGTGAGGGGTTGACCAGCCTTCAAGAGCCTCTCTCATATTAAAAAGAAAGTCTGCCATTAGTTCTTCTGATATGTCTATGCCCTTGTCACTGTTAAGTCCGTCAAGAACCTCATAGATATCAGGGATCAATGTGTCTAGTGTTTTCATTTACGATGCCTTACGAATCTACACTTACGTGTTAGAGAGTTATAGTGGAGGTACTGCACGTTAAGTTCTTTTTGCTGCGGTGTCTTTGATGCTAGTCTACCATCTTTGTAAGACTTAACATCTATAAGAGTAACCTTACCTTCAGGATCTAAAGCTACAATATCAACAGGGCCTGTGCATCCGCAGTTCTTGAATACATGATAGCCGTTGTCCCATAACCAAGTGATAGCGTAATGCTCTGCCATGTCTCCTAGTCTATTAGGTTCATGCTTCGGTTTATTGTTTGTTATTTTAACTGGTTTCATTATGTAGTTCCTCTATTGTTTACTCATGTTTCAAAAAAATTTGATTTTCTAATGTTATCTTTTGCTAGTAAAACTTGAAGATTTGTTTCTACATGAAGACCTGATACCTTTTTACCTTGAAGAGGAATGATATGATCCACATGGTAAAGTTCACCTGTTTGTTCAGAGAGCTTTTTAGCTTGCTTGTATATCTGTTGAATTAATTTTTTGTTAGCCCATGAAACTGTACGTTGTAATTTAGCGGCTCTACGTTTGGCATTCATTGCACTCACTTTGAACGGATATTTTTTACTATAAGCCCTACTATAAGCCCTAGCATAAGCCCGTATTTTTTCAGAGTTTGAATTTTTCCACTTCTTCCTATGAGCTTTTGCTTTTTCTTTGTTTTTTTCAGACCAAGACTTCGCGTTATTAATTGCTCTTTCTTTATTTAATTCGTACCAAGCCTTGTGGTAGTCTTTTATTTTTTCTTTATTTTTCTCCCTGTAATTCTTCCTCTGAGCCTTTACTTTTTTTTTATTCGCTACTTTCCAAGACTTCGCATTATCAATTATTCTTTCTTTATTTGATTCGTACCAAGCCTTGTTGTAGTCTTTTATTTTTTCTTTATTTTTCTCCCTGTAATTCTTCCTCTGAGCCTTTACTTTTTCTTTATTTTTCTCCCTGTAATTCTTCCTCTGAGCCTTTACTTTTTCTTTGTTTTTTTCGTACCAAGCTTTATAGTAGGCTTTATTTTTATAAGCCTTTTCTCTTTCAAGCTTTTCTTGATCAGTGAGTTTCACTCCAGTCATCTCCTACTTTGTATTCCCCATCAAGAGGACATTTAAGTTTAAGAACCTTACCGGCTTCAATGATTGCCTCAACACCCAGCCTGCCTACCTCGTCGGCTTGATCTTGTCGAACTTCTATCTGCCATTCATCGTGAACATTGGCAACAAAGTGAGCATCTAAATGTTTGATCTTGTCATCTAGTATAACCAATGCTTGCTTCATTACAATAGCTCCTGCTCCTTGAAGCAGTGTATTGAGTGCACTGTGTTCGCTGCGTATCTTTAGCTTCCTACCATCAAGTCCTTTTAAGTAGTCTCGTTTTGCCGCTGCTCCTCCAACTTTATGTCTAAGAGTTGCAAATGATGGGAGATTATCAAAGAACGATCTTCTAAGGCTTTCGCCAGTGCGCCTACCTCCTCCCGCCACGCTACCAAGCTTCTCGTCTCCTGCTCCGTATAAGAGTGCATAGATGAAAGTTTTAGCCTGATTTCTTGATTCAAGTCCTGCAAGTTTTTGATTAGTGGTGTGTATATCTCCGTTAAGGATTTCATTAGTGTAGTCCTCGTCGTTCATGTAGTGAGCAAGCATACGAAGCTCCAGACCACTAGCGTCAATGCCTACCAGTTTATAACCTTTAGGTACTGTCCAACAGGAGCGACATTCTTCTCCGTAGACAGACCCAAGGTTGGGTACTTGAGCCATGTTGGGATCACGATGAGTCATACGCCCTGTAATAGTACCATTGGGTATAACATAACCATGGACACGGCTGTCATCTTCTACCTTCTCAAGCCATGATTTAATCTGACCTTCTCTCTTCTGTAGTAGAAAGAACTCTTTGATTAGCTCTGCTTGTGGTATGCCTTTGATCTTTCCTAGCGTCTTCTCGTTGACAACAGGTCTACCGTTGACTGTGTACTCGTCAGGAACCCAGCCAAAGTCTTGAAGATATTCTCCAATCTGTTTACGTGAGCCTAGATTTAGATCAATAGATGTGGTGCGTGTTATGTGTAGAGGAACAGCATGATTCTTTTCTAAGAACAAACTGTGTTCTTCCTCTGTCAATCTAACACCGGGGATCTCATCAGCTTTATCTTTATCTATGCCGCCTCTTAAAAGATAAGCCTCCTCTTGATCCGCAAGCTTAGATATCGCACCTGTTTTTGTATAACGTGGGTACAGTTTCTGCTTGAATATCTTAGGCAAGAATACAGTCTTGGTTTCTTTTTCTACCTCAGTCATACGCTCTCTGATCTGAGCCAGCAGCATCTCTGCTTTAGGCCCATCAAAAAAGAATCCGTGTGCTTCTTGGTCTTTAATTATTCTAGCTATACCATGCTCAAGCTCTACTGAGTGAGGGGCAAAGCCTCTGCTTAATTCTTTTAAAGCAAAGTACACTTGAGTATTTAATTCTACATCACGTATGCAATACTCTAGCATCTCAGGAGAATAAGACTCAAACTCTTTGAAGTCCATCTTATTAAAACCAAGATCATGTCCCCACTGATTAAGGCTGTGACCACCTTCTCTTACTGGATCAAAGAGTCTAGACAGCACTAGCGTATCTATAATCTTTTTATCCTTAGAGAAATCAGGCTTCTTCATGAGGCGCTGTACCACAGGGATATCAAACCCTATGATGTTGTGGCCTACAAGAGAGTCTGCTGACTCAAGAAGATCATAGCCCTCGTCAAGCTGATTAGGCCCGTAACTGTATACTGTTTTAGATTCTACATCTTGAGCAACGATGCACCATATCTTAGTTGCATCAAGCCCATCCGTCTCTATATCAAATACCAGTCTGCTCATTATTCAAATCCTAGTACAACTTCTTCCTCGTTGTTGTTGGTTACATCATCTGTTTCAATCTCTGCAAGCCTACCCGTATCGTTGTCATAAAGCAAGTGAGTAGCCACGCCTACGTCCCCAGTGTAGCGAGACTTGAGTATGCGTACCCTAGTTGTAGAAGCTTCAACAGGGTCAGAAGATTGCTGATTACGCTCAAGGCTGATAACACAATCGGACAGTTGAGCGATGCTCTGAGAACCTCTGAGATGGCTCAGGCCTGTCTCTATCCCGTTCTCATGTCCTTTGTTACCATCAATCCTGCGAAGGTGAGAGACAAGGATAAGCCCTGCTCCAGTCTCCTCTACTAAGGTGCGGAGCCTGTGCATGATGGCATCAATAGATCTTCGTTCATCTCCCTCAATGCTGGTAGATACAAGCATGTGCAGGTGGTCAACGACTACCCACTTACATTCACATCCTACTATCATGAAGCGAAGCTTGCTGAATATAGAATCAATATCATTGGCTCCGTGATGGGCGTGAACCCATACCCTGTTTCTGTTCTCACCATCGTAAAGCACATCAAAGAACTTGTCTAATTCTTCGTCAGTGAACTGCTCTCTTATGCGGTCAATGTGTAACTTTGCGTTGGCCTCAATAGAAAGCACACCATCAATGGTACGCCTCCAGTCTTCTTCAAGAGCGATAATACCTACGTTATCTGAAGTATTCTTTACAAGCCAGTGTTCAATCTCTCGCGTAATACTAGACTTACCTAAGCCTGTACCGCCTGTAAGAGTGATCAACTCACCTTGTCTAAGACCTTCTAGCTTTTCGTTTAGACCTTGCCAAGGGTAGGGAATGGATGGTTTCTTTTCTCTGTTCTTATATTTGTCACGATTCTCTGACACGTTCAAGACACCAGAAGGTGTATAAGTCTTTGCATCCCAGAAGCATTGAACAAATAGAGAGTGCTTGTTATCTTTTAATAAATCGTTAGCGTCCTTGTAGCCTTCGGGAAGCGTAATGATCTTAGCTTTGCTAGGTCGGAGTAGTCTAGCTACCCTACGTGCAGCCTCCTTCCCTGCCTTATCCATATCAAAAGCAATGACAACACTATCAAAGCTTTCTAAGTATTCTAAATTATCTTTGATATCTCTTTCTGCTGTGGTCGCTGACTTGATACTGACGACAGGCCACTTAGATCCTAAGAGTTCGTATGCGGCCATGGCATCACACTCGCCCTCGGTAATTGTTATATACTTTCCTCCTTCTCTAAATAGATTCATACCGAATAGACCTGCTTGATTATTCAAGCCTTGCCAAGAGAATCCTTTAGATGATACGAACCTAGTCTTACGTGCGACAACATCGCTCTCGCCGTAGTAGGGGTAGATGTGTTTAAATATTTCTCCGTTGTTGTCAAAGGTTACTTTAACGCCATACTTCTTGGCGGTTTCCATTGAGATTGATCTGTCTTTTAGAGCTGCGTACTGTCCCTCTTCTGCAAAAGAAACAGGTTCTTGGTTGTGGTTTGTATTAATAACTTCCATCGTTTGACTTCCTTTATAAGGATTGTTTGCTCCGTTTAACCAAGCTGCATGTGCAAAACAGTAAGCACTCCCATCGTGATTGATAGAGAGTGCATCACTGCTACCACATTCAGGACAAGGTTGATGTGTCTTAGCGAACGCCATCTTTTTAGTCCTCTTCTGTTGTGACTACCTCTTCTGCTTCTTCGTTTACCAAAGCCTCGTCATCAAGGTTATCCATGATGGCACGTTTGTATGCTGAAGCTGCTGCTTGCAATACATCAATGCGTTTACTAAGACTTTGAACTTCAGTTTGAATTTCTGCCAAGTAGTTGAACGCAGTCTTTGCAGTATCGTTCAGCTTCTCTACATCATACAAACCGTCATCGGTTTTAAAAGTAAATTGAGCCATCTTAAAATGCTACCTCCTCTTCTGTGAATGGCATAGCTGCTGCCCCTACTTCTACTAGATCTAGAACTTGAACAGCATTTAAAAGCGGTCGCTTATACTTCCCTTTGTAGTACACCATAGGTGACCACTGTACCGCTACCTTTGAGCCGTTCCCAATCATATCCGAAAACGGGTTCTTGTCAGTATCAACAACGATAGGCGGGTTGTTCTCTGTCCCGTTATAGTTTGTTAGATACTTATAAAAGGTGATGACGTTATCTTCAGTGTACTTGTTACGTCCCGCAGCGCGTAGCCCTACGTTAAAACCAGCACGTTGAAACTTATCAAACACCTCATCGCTTACAGCTAGATTTAATTCCCAACCATACTTCCCTGACCCCGGCTGCTGTTTCTCAGCGTAGTCAGCGACAGGTTTTCCTACGTGAGCGTAGTAAGAAACCCCCTCTATGATCTGCGGAATGCCATCAATCATCTTCATCATTGTCTCCTTTGTTTGAAATGAATTGCTCGTACAGCTCGTAGGCATCTTCTGAGATACCTTCTCCAAAGCTTACCACATATGTACCATCGGGTTCAATAGTGTGCAGCTTAGTGAGTATTTTATCTTTGTAAAGAAGTCCTTCGTGCTTAAGCTTGAAGGCAAAGAAATCTTTACTAGATATTCTTAGTGTCCTTTCCATGCTATTCCTCCGCTATTAGTGTGTCTAGAAAATCAGGGAACAGTTCAATGATATCGTTCTCACTAGCAGAAAGATTACCATCAACATGCATAGACCAGTCTTTGACAAACTCAAGGAATGCTTCTTTCACTTTGTTGTCCGGCAATGCCGTACCTAATATCATAACAAACATCCTAGACCATGCGTCATCAAAGGCAATATAAAAATCTGACATGCCTTCTATCCACCCTTCCTCGTTAGTGTTCATACGTTCTCTCCTGTCAAGTCTCCGGTGAGTACAGCATCATCACCCCAACAATAGATAGTAACCCTCTCACCTTTGTTGTCTTCAATTATAATATCCCAAGTATCTTTAGACTGCTTATCGTTAGCCAAAGACCTTTTAATTTTAATTGTAGCCGTGTTGTGTACAAAAACATTTGTTCCTATCGACATAACGCACTCCATGAGTATTTAAGTTGGGGACATTTTTTAAATTCATCATCAATCATCTTGGCTATTTCACGACATTCAAACTGAGCATCGTCGCTGGATCGTAACTTGACTACCCTAGCAAACGCAACCAATGATCCTGTCCAGATCCATTCGGTCATCGTAGACTGAGGCAGAAGCATACGAGCTTGTTCTGGAGCTACACCACTGGCTATCATGTTATCATACACAGCTTCAGCCTGACTAATTAAATCAGAATACTTTTGCTGGAACCTAGTATGTTCATCACCTACAAATACTACATCCGATGAGCCTTGCTTCTTGTTGTCTGCACGTTTACGCCACAGCTTAGGGATGTGATACTCAGGTAAAAAGTCAACGTACCTACGACTGACTTCGTTCCAAACCATTCCAACCTGATGCTTAACGAGCTGCCTAGCCACGAAGATCGGCGCACTGATTCTAAACTGCGCTTGAACATGAGCAAAGGGAGTCCAGTGATCATGCTTTGCTAAGTATTCTACCAGCTTCTTATCTCTTGGGCCGAACTGTTCTACTTCATTAGCGAAAGAAACCCTTGCGCTATTTGCAACAGTCCTGTCGCCGCCCATTAGATCTACCATCTCCACTTTCATGATGCTACTCCTGCTATAAAGAATACTGAGAAGATTATAACGCAGATATAAATCTTAATCAAATCTTCGGTGCTGACATAGCCTTCCACCAAATCAACAACACAATCTTTAACGAAAGAGGTCAGTCTGGTGAAGATGTTTCTGCCTTTGTTCAGCAATAAACGCATGTGATTCTCCTTCAGATAGTATGTATTTTAAAACAGTTTCAAAGCATTCCGTGCGGGTTACGTCCTTCATAAACTCTTTTTGATGGTCAGCGTTGTCAGCAGCATACCCATGTAATGTTTCAAGTAATGCGACATAGGATTCTTTAACGAACTCTATGCCGATTGCTTCTACTGTGTCCCACTCTATGTCAATGTTCATCCGTTTACGAACTCCTGTTTAATAGTTAGCTCTACGATTACGTCCCCGTCAGGGTGATGGCGATAGGCTTCAGCTAATTTATCTCTTAATGTTATCATCTCATGAAGCTGCATGTTCTCACCTAGCTCGTCTTCGTAATCCCTGTAAGCAGTAATGCAAGCAAGTACAAACTTTTTATTTCTTTTAACAACCTTGCCTGATAATTTATGCGACCACCAGTACGCCTCTAGTACGTAGTCTGCATCGGTATCAATGTTTATAGCCATGCTGGTATCTCCCTGTTTGTCCAACGCATATCAATTTCATTACGTCTTACTTTATAATAGTTATGGTAAGCCTCAACTGTATCATCTGTTCTACACTCATCATACATACACTGAGGCGGGTCACTCCACTTAACTCCTGTAGGTATTTTATCTGGCACAGTAGCCAAAAACTTTAACAGCCTAGCAGTTGCATGAGTCTTGTGATAACGATGCGTGTACTCTTTTAGAAGCTCGCAAAGTAATGAGTAGCCCCAAGTATACTGACCATACCCAGACCTAACCCATACTGCTGAAGGGTGGTTCTTGTGGGTAGATTTGTATACATGAGGGGCCATCTCTGACCCCAGTTCATGATGTGCTGTCGATAAAAGCTGAGCTTGCTCTAAGATCATTTTAACTACGTGCTTATCACAATGTTCTTGAGCTGCTCGCATCGGAAACTTATTTAAATAAAATATATTCATTAAGCTGCTAACCTCCGTACAATAGCGCCACGTACAGAATCTTGTCTGCGTACAGTGGTAGCCATCTCGTTATTAATATTAGTTTTACGTCCTGCTGGTGCATGGGTAGACCAGTGAGTCAGAGCGTTGTAGACAGCCCACTCGTTAGAACCAAGGTACTTCTGTTCATGCTTGGTGTACTGGTTCCACATGTACATAAGGTTACGATTGGTAAACACCTGCTTGTTTTCTAACAGCTCATAGACAGTCATCTCAGGACTGGCGACAACAAACTTACAACCTGCTGCAACCGCAAAGGTTTCAAAGGCTTGACGGTTTGTAACAGACTGTTGCTTCCAACGTGACCACCGTTCGCCTTCAGCATGGAACTGTTGGATAGCTTCCACCATCTTACGACGAGCATGATCAGGGTTTATAGAGGGAGTGTGCTTAGCCTTGAACATGCTGATATCGTTTGCATGTACCTGATTGTTAAGACAGGCCATACGTATAGCTCCAGCTCTAATAGTAAAGCTCCAAGTGCCATCAAAGGAATTGTAAAACAATATCTGGAACTTAGTCTCGTCACCGTTACCAAGGTCAACAGTGTAGTCAGGTAGGGTGTACTTAACAGTCATCTTGGAACCGTTGGGTGCAAGCTGTACTTCTCGTTTGAGATCTTTAAGAGATACTCCTGACTGAAGTAATAAAGCCTGTGACATGTTGACGATATCTTCAGGCTGGTTGTTTTCAAAAGTAAACCCATTCTTTACAACATTGATAACCTCATCACTCGTTGTGGTTGTTATAACTTTTCTATCAG